AACAACAATAAATAAAAGAGCATATGATTATCTATTAATTCAAGACCAAATGGATATGCAATACAAAGACTTACTGAATGGTACTACTACTTGGAAAGACACAGTAGCTAAAGTTAAATTAGATAATTTTAAATAATAAAATTAAACAACTTTCATAAGGAGTTTTAAATGCAACTTTCCAAACACTTTAAGTTAGAAGAATTTGAAAAGTCATCAACTGCAATCAGGCTTGGTATAACTAACAAAGCTGGTGCTGGAGAGATTAAAAACCTTACTGATCTTTGCTATGGAGTATTAGAGCCTGTAAGAGCAAAGTTTGAAAAACCAATTATAGTTACATCTGGCTATCGTAGTGAGGAATTATGTGTAGCAATTAATTCTTCAAAAACTTCACAACATACAAAAGGACAAGCAGTTGATTTTGAGATTGCTGGTGTAAGTAATTTAGAACTAGCTTTGTGGGTTCAAGGGCATTGTCTTTTTGACCAACTGATTTTAGAATTTTGGAAAGAAGATGAGGGTGCTAATTCAGGGTGGGTTCATTGTAGCTTTAATCAAGACTCAAACAGAAAGCAAGTTTTGACATTTGATGGAAAGAACTATATTAATGGATTACCAGAGGCTAAATGGTCTGGTGGAAAATTAAGTAATTAATATGGCTAAAAAAACTAAAACTAAAAAAGTTCCTAAAGGTTATCATAGAATGCCAAATGGCAAACTGATGAAAGATTCAGCTATGAATAAAAGAAAAAAAAATACTAATGGCTAAACAAAACGCACTACAAAAAATAGAATCCCACGAAAAGCTATGTCGCATTATGCAAAAATTAACTCACGATAAAATTAACATAATAGAAGAAAGAGTAAGAAGATTAGAAAAGATTTTACTAATTTGTACTGGTTCATTAATTAGTGCTATGGGGTATTTAATTATAACCCTATCAGGTTTATAGTCTTTACAAATAGCTAGAAATTAGTACAACTTATAACTGTATGAAGAATAAAAGAATACTTGTTATTTCAGATATGCACATTCCTTATCATCATAAGGACTCAATCAAATTTTTAAAAGAAATCAAAAAACAATTTAAGCCAGATAGAATAATTAACATAGGCGATAGCTTAGACTTTCACGCAATATCTATGCACGACTCTAACCCAGATTTACCTAGTGCTGGAGACGAACTTAATTTAGCAAGAAAATATATTAAAGAACTAGAAACAATATTCCCAGAAGTTACAGAAGTAGATAGTAACCATAGTAGTTTAGTATTTAGACGAGCATTAAAATATGGAATGTCTAAACAATTTATTAAATCTTATGGAGATTTTTTAGGTACTAAAAAATGGAAGTGGGTAGATAACTTAACTTTAACTATGTCTAATGGTCAAAGGTGCTTTTTTACTCATGGTATGAGTGCTGATATTTTAAAAGTTTCACAATCTATGGGAATGAGTGCAGTACAAGGTCATTATCATACAAAATTTGTTATCAGTTGGTGGGCCAACCCAGATAATTTATTTTTTGGAATGAATGTAGGTTGTTTAACTAATCAAAAATCAATGGCATTTGAATATGCTAAAAATTTTAGAACAAGATTCATTATTGGGTGTGGAATTATCCTAGAGGGTATTCCAAGACTACTTCCAATGGTTTTAGATAAAAAGGGTAACTGGATAGGTAAAATTGTATAGGTTAAAGCCTCATAGAGCCATTTTAAAGCAGATAGGTGGTTCACATTATAAAGATATGCCTATTCAAGTATCTGATTATGTATATTCTAATAATTTTAATTGGTATCAAGGTAATATAGTTAAATATATTTCAAGATATAATAAGAAAAATCAAAATACAGATTTACAAATTCAAGATATTGAAAAAGCTATTCATTATGCACAACTTTTAATAGATAAGTTAAAAGAAAACAAATAATACAAATTGAACACTAAATCTGCTCTAATATATCATTTAAACGTCCATAGAGGCTCTTAGAGTAGTGCCTATTTTAAAATTTGATAGTTATGTTAATTTAACATATATAATAAATAAAAGGCTTTAAATCGTAAATGTCAAATAAATTTAGAAAGATTAAATGAATTGTTAAGTAACGCACAAAGCAATTTAACTTACCATGAAATTAGAGAAATTATAGAATATGGAATGTAATTTTATTGAAAAATAAAAATAAGGAATATTAGGAGTGAATGAACTTCACTTATATAATTTATTCAATTCTTGTGGTATATTGGACAGCAATAATATTTGTAACAGGAAGTATATAATATGTGGTTATCATTAATAAAATTCGGTTTTTCTACTGCTGGAACTATTTATAAAAATAGGAAAGAAACTAAAGTATTAGAATCTATTGCTGAAAAAAAACAAATGCAAAGAGTTATTGATGGCGAAATAGAGATGGTTAAAACTATCAAACAACATCAGGCAAACGATCTAAAAGACGAAATCGTATTAATCTTGATTTCAATTCCTTTATTGGTAGCTGCTTGGGGAATTTTTTCAAATGACCCTGAAATTATAATTAAACTTGATGCTTTCTTTGAACAGGTAAATAAATTTCCATTATGGTTACAAGGCTTAATAATAGGTGGATATTCTTCTATTTTAGGTATTAAAGGTGTTTCAGCATTTAAAAAAAATAGTATAGTCTTTAAATGAAATTACCAGACGCAGTAATTATAGATTTAGAATTTAGATTAGAAACTGCTTACAATCCTTATGGACATTTTGTAAATTTTAGATTTATTGACGTAACACCAAACAAAACTAAACTTCTTCGAATGATATATGATATTAAAAAGAATCCAGAAGTTGATCTTATAGATTATAACTATACAGAAACTCCCATCACAGAAAAAACTAGCTTAAAATATTTTGAAATAACAAGGCATTAAATCTAGGGTGGAAAGAGAGAGCAAACCACCCATAGACCAAATTATTAACTCTCGCTAATAACTTTATTCACTAACTGATTAACAAAGGGAACTAAACCACAATTATCGTTAGTGAAATTCATTAAGTCGGTTGCCTTCCATTTAAAGCTAAATCTCTTTTTAATTCAGATTGTTTAAGACTCACATACTTATCTAAATTATTATAATGGTATCTAGCTTTGATTAAATTTTCTTCTGCTATTGCATATTGATCTACAATCATTTTATATTCATTGTCTGTTCGTGCAAGATGCTCGGCTTCACTAATTGTATTAGCTGTTAATTTATGTTTTAAAAAACATTTAGAGTAAGTAGCTTTACGACCTTCATCAAGAATGATTGATGTTTTATGGGCTTCACTCCACTCAATAGATGCTTTTTCTAATTCCTCGTATGATTTATTGCTTAAACTCATTTTCTCTCCTGTTGCATTAAATATTTAACTGTACTTGTAAGAGGGTCAAATTCTAATTTATTACAAGACATTAACCCTATTGATATAACTATAACAAATATTATAGCAACTGTTTTTACTACAAGCCTATTCCATTTTCTATGTATTGGGTGTCCAAATATAATCATGGGTAATTTAATAATTCCTCTTGTTCTTCCTCTAATTGTTTTATTTGTTGTTTAAGATGTTTATTCTCTAAATTTAAAGATTGTATTTCTTCAATCTTAATAGCCATATCTTTTTTTAGAATATAAATTTCTTTATCTTTGGAATCATTTACTTGATTTTCAAAAGTTTTATCTATTATCATAATTTAAAAAGGTATTTCATCATCTGATAAATCGTCAGCAGAAATTGCATAATCTGGTGCAAAAGGTGCTGCCTGTGTCATAGGTGTTGCTGTGTAACGAGGTTGAGGAACATTACCTATTACTTGACCTATAGGTTTCATGCCATCAACATTTTGACCACCCTGATAAGGTTTTACCATAAAACAAGTTACTACTTGCTCTGTGTCTGCACCATATTTAGTTTCTTTAGCTTGTTGAACTTTAGAAGCCCATTTAAGACTATACCCAGCTTTAAAGTAAGCCTGAACTTGTGGCAAATTACACCAATCATTAATTTCATGTAATTCAAATAGTTTTTTAGTTAAACTACACATAAATTTAGATTTAGCTGCTGATGCACTATATTCATAACTTGGTGCTTTTCGCTTGGTTTCATACATTTTTAAGCTAAGCCCACAGAAGGGAAGATCGTAATTTGTTTTATTATTTTGATACATTTTTTTTCCTTTTTTAGTTTATTGTATTGTCTTACTGATTCATTGAATAACAACTCTGATTTATGACAGGCAAGTAATCCAAGAAATGCTTTCATATGTTCTTTCTTATACAAAACGTGTCTGGCTTCAAACTCACCATCATCTTTAGGAAGTCTTACTACATACATCTTATGTATTTTTTTTCCTGTTTGTTCTTCATACGCAAGTTTATAAGCATGAAGTTGATGAATCATATTTACAAATATACCCTTTGAAGTTTTTATATCTATAAGCCATAGGTTTTTTTCAGAATCTGCTGCAATCAAATCTACAGTTCCACAATAACCTCTTTCTGAATATAAAATTTTTCAGACTCAATAAGTTTAATTTATGTTTAGTCCAAACCTTTTAAACTTATCAAAGCAACCTTTAACTACTGGGTCGCTAGGTTCTGTAAAGGGTTGATTCTTAACCCATAACTCACAAAATTTATGAACCATAGAACCAATAGATAATATTCCATCTCCTTGTTTTCTAGCATTGGCTTTAGCATTAATAACTATTGCGTCTATCTTATCTAATGGAATCCCTTGTTTTTCCATCTCATCTTTTAAGGCATTAACTTGATTGTTAATCTTCCAATTTTCTAACATTGGACTCGCTAACTTACCAAGTATTGTACTTGTGCCAACAATATATTCAGTACCTTTGATGTATTTATGTTTTTCTTCATTAAAGTTTATTGTATGACCATGCTCTGTATTAACTATTGTCATTACTCTCTCCCTTGTATTGTTTTTTGTTTTCTGATTTAGAAGCACATATTTTATTATATTCTTCAATCAATGTTTCTGTTTTATAGTGGTTTTGTTTTATAACTTCATTCATGGCTTTGATTCTTTTATCTTGCCAAGTTGTAGTTTGTTTTGAATGGGTAAACATTCTCTCTCCTTTTTGTTAAAAATGTTAAATTAGCATCTAATATAGGTTTGACGAAATAGTCAAATGAAACATTAAAATATTCTGAAAGTTTCTTTACATTAATTGCAGTTATACAATTAGTGCCTTTTTCATATTTTTGAATCTGTTGAAAAGTTACATTAATTGATTTAGCTACTCTAGTTTGAGTAAATCCTCGCATCAATCTTATTTTCTTTAACTGCAATCCAGCAATTTTAGTAAAGATTAACTCATCATCTTTTTCACTTATTCTCCATTCTGCCATTAACTCTATAAGCGATTGGTTAATTTCTAGTATATTAGTATTAGTTCTTGGCTTGTGCATTTGTTTCCTTTCTTTTTTGTAATTGAGTTTGTTTAGTTTTTTATTTATTTCTTCTATCAATCTATTATTTTCATTAATTTGAGTTAATAGAATAATTTTGTAAGCATATAATTGAACTTCACTTGTTTCTTTAAGATTAAGCTGCATTTTTTACTCCCATATAGTTATATTTATTGTTAAGTCTATCAAGCCAATCAGAGTAAAAATCTAATCTATAATAATACTCATTATAAAAATTGACTTCTTGCTTAATAAGAAATGGATTTATGTTAGTTGATATTTCTTCTCGATATTTTAAATCAATGTATTTAAACTTTAACCTTTCAGTTAAATATTTATATTGATGTTTTTTAGTTAAGAACACTATGACCTCTCCCAGTTAAACAATTTCTAGTTAATGATTCTTTTTTAGTGTCCATTGTAGGGCTTAAAGTCCAATATAGAATATTACCTACAAAATTAGTATTAGATTTTGCTAATGTTTTACAATGTTGCATATCATTTGTAATTTCTTTAGCTTGATCGGTATTAAAAGTTCCTGACTTACCAGCTGTATCTATTATTGGTTTATACGCACAGCTTTGTAATAGAGTCATAAATAGCACAGTTAAAAGTATTGTTTTTTTCATATCTTGTTTTTTCCTCTCTTTATAAAGTTACTGGGTGGTATTTAACTTGATGTAGTTTCCACGCAATCGCTTTGTTTTTGTATTTTACTGCCAATAGTCTGTCCAACAATTTCTTCTCTATGAGAATATTCTTGTCGTACTGCTCTTGCAGTTTTATTACTCTGGGCATTGTCATTGTCCTTGTTTAAAACTTCATTTAAGAAGCTATCCACATGAGAACCCATTATAGATTCTCCCTGTAAATTTTTTATATCCTCTAAAGGTGTTTGAGGATTAAAGATTCTCTGAAATTTTTTAGAGATTTCTTTAGTGAATGTAGAGTTGATTGGTATTCTCATTATATACTCCCTACTGATAATTGATGAAGTGCAAACATACCTAAAGATATAAATGCAATTTGTGCAAAATAAAACCTAAAATGTAGTACATTATTTTTTTCATTATATTCTCTCCTTTTCAACAACACTTATATATGCACTCGTATTAACTTTAAGACCTTCAATTAAATAACTTAAATCTTCACCATTCTCACCAGTAACAGACCCAGTTGTTAAGTCGGCTTCAATTTCAGTAACAGAATCCTTTGGAACAGTCCATGTAAGAGTCCCATATATATTATCCATTAATGTCATTTCATTATTTTTAGTTCCAATAAGTATTTGCATTGGACTAGAATCATCTAACTTAACTTTTCTAGTTTCTCCATCTGGAATATGAACCATAGTAGCTATAGTTCCTTTTTTATTTGTAATGTTTAGTCATTATGCTCTCCCTTCGGTATTCCAAATTGCACCATTGATTTCAAGTTCTTCTTTAGCATGATCTATTTTTAGATTGTCAAAAAAATCAAGAGAATCTACATTTCTAATTTCAGTAGAACCATCAACTTTATGGATATTTATTTTAGTTATGTTTTTATTAGCACTTGCAATAGTACATATAATGCCAAAAATAATTTAACTCTCTTTTTTGTTCTTTGTATAAATTTAAAGTAGTTTTTATTGCTTTACGATTTCTTCTCATTGTTCTCTCTCCTTTATTAATTGTTAAGTTATTTAACATACAAATAAACTACCAAATGGGTTGAATAGTGCAATAGCTAATTTATCGCATAAAATATAGCTTTTTTGACTTATTTTAAGTTATTATTCGCATTTAGGTTTTATTTCTTGTTTTAATTTCAAATCAGATATAAAAACGAATCAATTAAAGATATGAATATAAATAAAAAAATATACAATGAGAGGGTCGCAAGACATAAGTATTTATTTTCATATCATAAATATAGCTGGGTAGTGATCTCTCCATTACCCAGTATTAACCAAAGGAAGATATGAAACAATCAAATCTATTTGATACTGACTATCAATCTTGTAACTACACAGATACAAGCCAAGAAGCACTTGCCACAATAAAACCTAAAATAAAAACTAAAAGAGAACTTGTGTTCTTATTGTTAAAAACTCAATCACTTACTAATTATCAAATATCAGATGAATTAGAAATTCCTTTATCAAGTGTATGTGGTAGAGTTCACGAATTACAGGAACTTAATTTAGTAAAGGATTCTGGTTTAAGAAGAAAAACACCTTATGGAAAAACAGCTATAGTTTGGAAAACTAAATAATGGCAAAAAAGAAACCAGCAACAAAAGCCGAGAGAGATCATATGAGCAAGGTTGCTTCTTTAAATTGTTTAATTTGTGGTAGTCCAGCTATCTGTCATCACATAAGAAATCGTGGAGATGGTAAAGGTAATCTTGGATTTGGAAACCGAGCAACTGCGTATGAAACAATTCCATTGTGTCCGAGTCACCATGTTGGTTCTTTTAGTATTCATAGTTGCAAACAACAATTTGAATCTATGTATGGAAACTGAAAGAGAATTACTACATAGAAACTTTAAAAGAGATTGAGAAAATGGAACAAGCTAACGACTTGTTTAATTTTTATAACACAAACAAAGGAGAGATATAATGGCACAACAAAATAGAGAACACTTTCATGTACATAGTGAAAACAAAGCAAGAGAACATGAGGAAAAGAAAAAAGCAACCAATACAATCAAAGAACTATTGATTAAACATTCTAAAAGAGAACTAATAGAGATAATTGAAAAGGAGATCAAATAATGTCTAAAAAGCGAGGTTACTTTATTCTATATCGCGATTTGTACTCTAATCCTATTTTTTAAG